CACAAATTCTTCTATTGCTGCTATTGGAAATGCCTTTATAGGAAATAGTATTGTTACAATTACTGGTCCTGTATTTTCAGCAGTTGGAAGCGGAGCATCATCAAATGTTGATTTAGTCTGCCAACTAGCATCAGGGGATACAACAACAGCAGATCATAGTGCTGGAACTGGAAAGTATTTAACTATCAACACGGTATACACTGTCTAATCATATGCTCACCGAACGCACCATTTTCTCGCTTTGCGAGGTTCTTCCTTCAACCGTCCTTCAGGTTCGTCTTGCGGACCAGATCGTCGATGGCGAAGTCGTGAAGGCTTCCACCTTCCGCCGCTATTGCTTGCCTCCCGGCTCCGACCTTACGGGTCAGCCAGAGCAGGTTGTTGCGATTGCCAACGCCGTCTGGACTCCCGCCGCTGTCGCAGCCTACGCCGCCGCTCAAACCCCTAGCCCCACCATCCAATGATCGTACCAGTTGATATCGTCTCAGTGCAGTGTAATCAGAACAACTCGCTGTTCGTGACGACCGGAATCGATTACGACAGCGACGGCGCGGTTGTGGGTTCTGAGATTACCGCTCAGTACACGCTCAATCCCGGTGACTCGCTGGAAGGACAGCCGACCGAGGTGGTGAATATCGCCAACGCGCTGTGGACTCCGGCGGTTGTCGCGGCTTACAAAGCGGCGAATCCGGTGCCGGTTGTTGCAACGGCTGATTCGCTTGCAGAGGCTCCAGCCGCTAACTAACCATCACGATGACGGACCACCACGCTTTTATTAGAGACATCTCAATCGGCGTCGGTGGTCCGATCATCGGTATTCTGGGGAACGCGGTATTTTCAGATCCTCATCTCAAGACTGCGTCGTTAGCTCTTGGCGCGTTCGCCGCGCTTCTAACCTGCGCCGTCAAAGCAGTCGAACTGTATCGCAAACTAAAAACAGAAAAATGAATCCTAATCTCGCCTCTCTTGTCCGCCACATCTTGACCGCTGCCGGTGGTTTTCTCGTCGCCAAAGGGTTGGCCAGTGCTGATCAACTCGCTGAACTCGTAGGCGCTGTCGTAAGCATCGCTGGCGTTGGCTGGTCGATCTTCAACAACAAGAAGGCCGCGAAGGCTGCGCCCGACGTCGCCAAAGCTGAATGAACTTCTTGGCCGACTTGGTGATGAAGCTGGTTATCTGGCTTCACGCGCTGACGAAGCAAGATGTCACAAGCGAAGATGCGAAAAAACAACCCGATCTTAAGCGCGGTCTTCTTGCTCGCATTGATGAGCATGAGCGTGAGCTGCGCAAGTAGGGTTGTTTATGTGGCCCACGGTGAGCCTGTGCGCCTCGCTGAGAGCGTTAAGGCGAAGGTTTGGGTGGTTGACTCTACCGGCAAAACGGTGCGTAGTAATAACCGCATCATCATCCACGAAGGCTGGTATGCACTACCAAAGGACAAATGAGCAATAACGCACCGTACAAAGGTTCACCGTCTGTTAAAGGGAGTGGCAGCGGACCTTACAAGCAGTCTCCTCCATCGAAGCCTCCGGTTAAGCCTGCCCCAAGTGGAAGCGGCCCTTATAAAGGTGGCAGCGGTCCGTATCGTAAGTGATTCAAAGCAAAATCCCCCGCTGGTAATGAAACCAATCGGGGGATAATTGTTTCTACGCGTAAGGTTAGCGTCCTAACGACTTCAGGACGTTCGTGACGAAGTCCTCGCTCTTCGAACCATTCGCATTTGATGCACGGGAGCCGCCAGCCGTTGCTTTCGAGCTAACACCGGGTTCACTGCCACGATACTTCGCTAGTTCGGCTTGTAGGCGCTTGTTTACCTCGACCTGAGAGTAGAGAAGCTCACGGTATTTGGGTGCGGCAGCGGCCCATAGAGCGGCCTTAGCGAGGTCTTCTTCGCTGTTCTCGCCATTGAATATCTGCTGGGCGAGGCTAAGTCGGCCAGTAAGCTCCGTATTCCATTCGTCGTCGTTCTCACGCGGCTCAAAGATTTCCAAAGCGCGAGCGTTCTCGCTGACCTTTGTCCATGTTTTATTGGCCGACTCCAATGCAGCGCGAGTGCCTTCCTCGTTGTCCTGCTGGTACTTCGAAATGATCGAGTCGTAATCGGACTTCGCTTCGGACATCTCCGCAGACTTCTCGCCGTTAATCTCGTCGTACTTGACGATCAAAGCGCCAAGCTTCGCCTTCTTAGAGGGCGAAAGACCCTCAACGATGTCGTCGATCTGTGAGTTCCGATAATCGTTCTCAGGAGACTTGAGTAGGCCAATAAGCCTGTCGCCATCCGTGCCAACGACAGATTTCATCGAGTCGAACACGCCGGTAATCTTGCCTTCGTACTTTTTGACGAAGTTGGGGTGGCGCTCAATGTCGAGGAGTCGAACACGTTCGGAAAGCGTGTCGCGTTCTTCCTGCAAAGTCTTGAGCTGCGCTTCGAAGTTCGGATTGGCAACCTTGCCAGACTTCATCTCCTCAAGCTGCTTGGCCAACTGCGCCTTCTCTTCCTTGATCTTACGGAAAGCATCAGCGGCTTTCGTAGACTTGATGGACTCAGGGATGCCAGAGTCATCAGTAGCCGAGGAATCCTCGGTAGCTGGAGCCTTCTCCTTCGGACTGAACATCCGCTCGATATCCATCTCAGACTTGCTGAGCTTGGTATTCGCTTCGGACTTAGGCTGCGTTTGCTTCTTCTGCTTAGGCTCCTCGGTTACTTGCGAAGCTTTTGCACTAGCCTCTCCAGCGGCAGCATCCTCAAGAGTGTTAGCCTTGAAAGATTCGATGAAGGAGCTTTCGAAATCAGGCGTTTGCGCGGAGTTAACGGTCGGTGAGTTCAGTGGTTCTTCCATAAAATGTTAGTATTGTTTTTCAAATGTTGCTTCAGGTTCTCTCGTTGTGTCGGTTACTGCAAGTTTTCGAATGTTTTCGAGGCAATGAGCGTATCCAGCAGTCACGCCAGCAGCGAAAACAATGTCCGATTCCTTGCTTCCTTGGGAGGGCATAGGCACCGGCATTGACTCAGCTACGATGCGTAAAGCCATCCGAAGAATCGGATTTCGCAAAATAAGCGCAAGTTCGCCCTGTTGGCCAGCCGTTGTCCATTCGAGAATGTCTACTTCAGGCAAGTCCATCAGACTTTTCGCCATCTCCTTGCGGTTCTTCGTCGAGCCTCTTAGCCAGTTCATCATACTTTGATTTCTTGTTTCGTTTTAGTTTATGTCTCTGCGGAATTGGATCGAGAACTTCGTCGAGTTTGATCGGGTTCTCTTTGTTGACGACGTCGCGCTTAGGTCGAATCACCTTCGTCACCTCAAGCAAGTCGGCCAACGGAATCTTGATGTAACCACAGTCCACATCGTTGATTCCGTACGAGACGACAAACTTATTCTTTGCGGTATCGAAGAATGCGCCGCACGGGAAGACGACCGCAGGCAATCCCGGCCACCAATCCTGCTGATTCGTTCCAGTCAGAAGCGGCAACGTCGTCATGCGAACGATGCGAAAAGGCGGCTTCGCTTCGAAAGCGTAGGCACCCATGTAGTAACGGCGCTTCTTGTTGATCCACGGCAGCGAACTGTGGAAGAAGGTCCAGTACAGGCCGTCGCATAGGATCGGATTGGAGCCTCCGCGCACCTCGCCAAACTTCCAGAGCGGATTGAACTCGTCGGTGACGTATTCCTCCTCCTTCTCTAAACGCCCATTAAGGCGTACAACGACGTGAGGATTGGCCGAATACACCATGTGTGGCGCGTTATCGTGGACGAAGTAGAGCCAGTTCTTCTCATGCCCATCGTTGATCATGGCCTGCGCGTAGTTGTTGCCGTAGATCATGTCGAAACGGCCTACGTTCAGGAAATGCTTGTCCAGAAGGAACATGCCCTGATGCGCGTAGCTCTTGAACGGAACGAATGTGCAGCACGCAAGCCCGTACTTGTCGCCGAATTTTAGGACGCGAGGGTCTTCGAACTGTTCGAGGGGGTAGTGGGAGATTAACTGGGTCAGAGACTTCTTTGTGGCGCGAAGATCCTGACTCAGTTCGAAGATGACGATATCATTTTTCTCGATGTAGACATCCTCGTCCTTCTCGCGCTTGTTACGGCAGCGACGGGCAAAAAGCATGATGCGACCATCTGGTTCGAGCATGATTGCCGGGTTGAAGTAGTACGTCCCCGTTTCCTGCGGCAGGACGATTTTGCCAGTCTCCCAATCGGTTTGTTCACTCAGCTTGGGGACGTCATTTTTTGCGTAGCTCATTAGAAACTCGGCAGCGAATTTAACTTCATCGTAGAGAGCGAGCCAATGATCGCGCTCCTCGCGGACCTCGGTCAGATGCTCGTCATGTTCTTTGGTTCGAATCTCAAGCGTTTTGCGAAGGTCTTCAATTTCCTGAAGAAGATCCGCCGGACCATCGCCGCCCGTTGCAAATCGTTTGAGCGCCTTGAGGGACAGGCTTCGGATTATGTCTTTCATCATGGATACAAGTTTGTGTTCTCCTGCGTAGCTAACCTTGGAAGAACCCCGTAGAAGTTCATCCTTGGCATTGAATCGACCAGCATCTGGATGTCGATTGGTGCCCAGACCTTTTGATTCGTTTCGAGGAGCTTACAAACGCCCTCGTAATTTACAAGATATGCGTGGGTACACATGCCTCTCACCAGTTTGTAGAGGTTTGATGCGATGTAACCGTGGTCTTCAATGGGGTCTGTGCAGCAACTTCCAAGGTAGACGACGTGCCAGTCATTCGGGAGAAACTCAAGGTTATCGTTGGCCTTCGCTTTCCAGTTCTCGTCAAGAAACTCAACGTCATCCTCGACGATCAGGAAGGTACGATGATCGGTTACCTTTGATTCAACCATCCACTTGATGGCCGACCAGACGGAGAAGTGACTAAGTCCGGCGACAATGGTCTTGCACTTCGCCTTCTCCTTCTCGCGAGTGTGATAGTAGTCGGTTGAAATGCCGCAGTTATGCGAACGAAAGCCGTAAATCGGAACCGCATCGATTCCGAACGACTTCATGTATCTGATGCATCGCTTCTCTTTTTCGCTCTCAGGTTTTGAGACGATGAAGGTCGGTGTATTCTCGAAATCAACTTTCATCGGTTTGGAAGGATGTAGATGATACCACGTCGCGCACCTGTGCATCGGCTCGGATGATTGTAGTAGTAGCTATAGCCATAACGCTGAGTTAAAGTTTTAGCCCTATAAATAGCGTCTAGTTTCTCTTTGACGTATCCAAAACATATTTCATGTTCTTTGTAAGCGTCGTAACCAAGCTGTCCGGTGGGTTCCTTGAAGTCGTGGATTGCGATGACTGGATGAATATCGAACCGATTGATTGCCTCAAGCTCTTCGAGAAGAGGTAGATAGTCGTTCCAATGCGCGTCGAGGAAGAAGATTGTGTCGTGTCCAACGCCGTGATGCGGGATGAACCAGTTCATGCAGGCATCGCTGCTACCTTCGAACATCTCGACGTAGACGTTCTCGCGCTTGAACCGCTCCTTCGCCTTCTCAACCCGATCATTGTCGAGTTCGCAGGAAACCGTCTTCAGGAAGTTCTTGGCCAACCAGATGGTCGTATCACCTTCGTGCGTTCCTGTTTCGACCGCAGTCGTCAGCTCGAAGCGTTCCTTGAGGTAAAGAAACTCTTGCTCAATGAATGTGTCTCCGTTGAATGGTGAACCCATAGTTTTAGTCGGCTAAATTCATTCCCTCTTGGTCGGCGACACGCGGGAAAATCGTGAAGCAGTTGAGGTGATGCTTGCTGTTGAAATACATCTGCAAATCAATCGGAGCGTAAATTTTCTCGTTCGTCTCGATTAACGTCTTCAGCGCCTTCTTTCGGACAACGTAGCAGTGGGTGCAGAGCGGCATCCCCTCGAACAGATTGGAATCATACTCACGGCTAATCTTGCCGTGAACGCAGCATGAGCCGGGATAGAGCAAATCCCAGTTCTCAGGAAGCTTGGTTAGAGCGCGTTCAACCGTTTCGCGCCAGTTCGGTCTGAACAAGATGTCATCCTCAAGCACCATGACCATGTCAGGAGTGTTTGGATCAAACTCTAGGGTATTCCAGAGCATCCAATGCGACATCGTGCATCCGACATGCTTGTGGCAGATTGTGTATCCAGATCCGGGGTTATCGACCTCGTACGGAATGCTGGCCTTTAGCCCAGACTTCTTCCCATCAAGACCATAGAAAATCCGATAGCTATTGATTCCAGCGGATTCAAGGTTTTCTTTTAAGCGCGGGATGCGAGAAGAACCTCGCACCGTGATAACGACCGTTTCCACGGGGTTACTTTAACTTTCGATAGATGGCAAATACGCTCTCGTTAAGGTCAAATCGCGAAATAAATTCGCAACGCTTGAGGACAAACTTGAGGGCTGTCTGGGTTGAATCCCAGTTCACATCGTCCATGACCAGATAGCCGCCAACCTTCAGCTTCGGAAGCCAGTTGACGACATCGCTCGTAGACGGCCATTCGGCGTGATTGGCATCGATGTGAACCATGTCCATGTCCGGCAGAAATCGTGAAGCGTCCCACGAAGACATGCGACAGAACTGAATGTTCTTCACGACTCCAGCGCGAACTGTGTGTTCGACAAAAGCCTCGTAGTGGTTATCCAGATTGAGAGTTGACCACCATTCCTGATTGGCATTCGTCTCGTCATCGATGCAGTCCTCTTTCTTCCAAGAGTCGATGGCGTAAACGGTTCCGCTTCCGTTGAGCTTGCATGCGTAGGCTAGAGCAAGCGTTGACTTGCCTTCAAAAACGCCTACTTCAGCAATCCTTTGAGGCTTTGATTCGAGGACAAGCTTGGCAATTTCAAGCCCCTTTTTCGGATCGCACCATCCTCCCATTTTAGGGAACTGATCGGCGATGAATTGAGCGACATTTTGTTCGTTTTCCATATTTTATCCCTGACGCGACAAGTTGGATTCCGCAGTTGCATTCGCACGCTGAATATCAGCGGTTGTCTTCGCATTCCGGCGTGACAAATCTGCCATCGCCTTCGTGTTCTGACGTTGGATGTTGGCCATAGTCTCGGCGTTCTGGCGAGCGATTTTCGCCTGAACCTCCGCGTTCATCACGGCTGTACGAGGATCAGAGCCTTGCTGAATCGCCTGAGCCTGCTGCTGCTGAGCCATCGCTTGCTGCTGTTCTTGGAGCATCTGACCAAGCTGCTCGACGGTCTGCCCGAGCATCCCGAGCTGCTGGACGTACGCATCGACCTGCTGCTTGCGCGACGGATCGGTTGCGAGCCGCTGGATGTGCTGCTGAACATGCTGACCAATACCCTGCATGAAGAGCATGATTTCCTCTGGGTTTCCGCCACCTTGAAGCGATGACGCCGCTTCATTCGCCGCGCCAAGGTGAGTCTCGATGTGAATGATCTGATTCTGCGTATCGGTGACGAGCGGCATGTTGCCCTGACGCAGTGAGGCGTGTTCCAGAACAGCCAGAGCGGCTTGATCCTGCGTACGAGACGATTGGAGCTGAGAGGGCAGATAACGATCCACCATCTGTTGGCCAACCTGTGCGGCAATATAGTCCTTGAGCAGGTTAATTTTGCCTCCCTCTGGAAGCGAACCGGACAACTGGAGAAGCGAACCGAGAAGCTGTTGCTTAGCAAACTGAGAACCTTGGCCCACAGTCCTAGTCGCCTCAACGTAGTCGATATCGATCATCGCCTGCACGGGAACGCCACGTTCTTTGCATCGACGCTGGAACTCGATGGCGTCCTTATCGGACTTCGTAATCGGGTTCAGATTAGGATTCGAAGCGCGGTTGTACCGTTCCTCAAAGAAGGAATCGAGCTGAGTGTAATACCGGCTCAACTGGGTCTTACCGATGGCGGACTGCTGCGAGACGATGGCTTGGACTTCCGTCGCTGTCCGTGGGTTGCCCTGCGGCTTGTTGAGCGATTGGCGATACTGAGAGAGATTGCCTTGAAGAACATTTTCAAGGTCCGCATTGACCGCCATTGGAGCATCCAGAACTCCAGCAATATTCTGCTGAACGACTTCGTAATCTGGCGGAAGAATGGCATACGGTCCTTGCTGTACGACGCTTGTCTTGCTTAGTGCATTGGCGTTCAGGGGTCGGAACAGAATCTGAGTCCTTGCAAACGCGCTATCTACCATTGAGCAGCGAAGGCGATTCTTGAGTTCCATCGGCTGAAGCATCTTGATGCCCAAGCCCTTAACGCCGTGATGCTCGCCGTCGCCACGGTCGTAGTACATCGGATGAATGACCTGCTCCCACCGGCTGAACCGGCGAAGCTTGCGATACATGAAGCTCTCGCTATCGCGTTCGTCGATGATTACATGGCTGATCTGACCATCGAATTCCTTGTAGAAAACGTGGCACATCAACACGACCTCGGAACGAGCGGAAAACGTGATGTCGTTTGAGCGAAGCTGCTTCTGGAAGAACTCCCAGTCGTACTGAACACCTGAGCGATACGGCTCGGGCATCGCCGCACGAATGCGCTCGCGGACATAATCGACATCCCAACCGGAAGCTTTTGCCGCTTTTTCGTCTTGGATCTTCTCGAACAGATCATCCACGCCCATGCGCGTGCGGACGCAGGCCACCTTCCAGTCGCTCACGTTTGACTTAGTGCCGTCTGGGACGAGCAGATCCGTCGCCATGATGGCTTTGCATCGCCAGTTGGTATTGTCCTCGAAGATCAGCGGACCATCGCCAATGAGGACCATCTCACGCTGCGAGAGCTGCATTATGTAGTCGAAGTCCTTGTCGAGCTTCTGGAGCCGATCAAACTCCTCGGTGATGATCTTCGACCATTCCTCCCGCTTATCCATGTCATTACCGTACGCGGTACGAATGTTCGTGTAGGTCGGAACCTCGGCGAACACGTCGTAGAAGGCGGACATTGCCAGCGTGAGGAACGCTTCCGACTCGCGGAAGTTGACGTTGGTGCGGAACGCTTGGTTGTTGCGGCGCAGTTCTGCTGGATTGTACGGAGGATTTCCATCGACCAGACCGCGCAGCTTGGCTCGCGTACTATTACGCAGCTCATCGGCCATGATAAGCTTCTGGAAGATTTCGCGAGCGGATGCCGCGTCGGCTATGCGCGTTTCAGGCGCTTTGCCGTCTTCGTTGATAGTTTCAAGCGGCAGTTGGGCTAAGTTTCCGTACATGGTCGTTTTTTCCAGCAGTGAGCCGGAAGGTTTTCGTTCTCTGTAGCGTCCGAGAATTTATGAAGGGTTTCAATGGGAAACCAAACCATGCTTCTGATAAAGCAACCGCAAAACTCGCAGCTTTGCAGGCTTTCGTCTACCGGAGTGCTGCCGTGTTGAGAGAAAGTTTTGACAGCATCCTTTAGCACACGGGCGTTGCATCCTGTGCATCCGAGTGGTTTTCGATTGTAAACGCAGGTCGAGCAGATGCTTGCGCGTCTATTCGCTTCCGCCTGATCCACCTTACCACCGCCAACCGTAAGTCCGTGGAGAAGACTCATGCTGAACCGAATGACGTCTCCGATCTGAAGCGATTTACGTCCCTCTGGCTTGGGAACATTAACTTCGTTGTAAGAGCAATCGGCACCGTTACGACACGCATATTCGGTGATTAAATCGTCAAGGTTGCTCGGGATTTGAATCGCGTTCGCCGTGTAGTGATTGCGAACAAACTCATGGAGCTGCGCCCATGATCCTCCGGGTACTTCAATCCCAGTCTCGGGAATGCGGTAATGCCATCCGCCAGGGATGACCATGTGTTCGTTCAGAACTTTGTAACCAGTGGTTTTGCTCATGCTTCAATCGTTTCGTCGTAGTAAATTGAATCTGCGTCCTTCACTAGCTTTTCCCAGACCTTATCCATCTTCGTAAAGCGCGGCTCTAAAACAGCAGTTTTGCGGACTAGATCAAGCAAGACTACAGCAGCGTCGGCCAAATCAGGCGATTTCCCCGTCCGCTGTTTCATCACGGTCTTGGATTCGACCGATATCTTTCGCTTCGAATCATCGAACATACGGGCGCAAAACTCCTGCAACGTCTCGATGTCCATGCCTCCTAAACGCTCCTCAACGGCCCATTTACGCATTGAGAACCAGAGTTCCGTTACCTTTCTATCGTAAGCCTCATTGCATGGCCTACTGTCCTCGTCGCTGACGGGAATGGTTGATGGCGAGCCACCGAACTCAACGCGATGAATTACGCCCCATTCGCGGGTCAAGATGTCGGCCAACCCCCCACCTTCACCGCTTGAATCCAAACCAAACTTGTCCGGTGGAACGCCGCGCTTGTTGCATTCTTCTTTAACCCGATTGGCTATCTGGTAATGCACCGGCTCCGTAAGCTGAGCGTTGACAGATATGTGGATGATGTCCTGAAAAAGTATGCTGACCTTGTCGTTTGCGGTGCCAACTTTGGCAAAGCGAAGGATACATCTGTCGCCGCCAAAGCCCGGATCAAGACCGGCAACGATTTGGACATTGGTCGTAAACACCAAACTTTTTGTAGGTGTGTGCGTCTCAATCAGCGATTCGGACAAGACCGTCTTAACCATGCCGTCCGGCGACCAGAATCCGCGTGTGTACTTCCAAAACGTAGGGCTTTGCTCGCCCTCATGTCGCATAGCCGACAAGACCTGATCCTGAGTAATGAGGTACGGATACTTCGTTCGACCCTCGCTTATGTTGGGCGACTTCATGCCGTCAAAGCGTCGGCACATCCCGCGTTCTGTCAGCCAATGTTGGTCTTCAATCGTTACGCTGCGCCAACCTTTTGCCGGTGTGCAAAAGCGTCCATGCGGATCAAACTTTGAAGCAGGGTTTCCGATGACCAGCATCTTGAACTCGCGGCAACCCTTAGAAAGGTTCGTACACGCTTCGAAAGCCGCTTCGGGCGTATCCGTAGCTTCGTCGATAATAACCATCACACGCTCGGCGTGGATGCCCTGAATGTTGGCCACAGCCTTGGATGTGTTGCCCTCGGCGACGGCAATAGCGGAAATGGAGTGTCGGTCGTCGCCTTTGATGGCTTGAAGACTCATCTTCGAATCGACCATGTTTCCGGGAAATCCGCGTGATTTTCGAACAAGATCCTGAAGATTGGCCCACATACGCTTTCGGATCATCTTTGCCGTTGTAGACGTAAGAACAACGGTTGTCTTGGAGGGGTTTGCCAGCCACCAAACAGTCGCAAAGAGCGTCGCGCCGAAAGTCTTTCCACTCGCACCGCAACCGGCCCATCCGACGTAGTCGTGTTCGCAAAGACCTTCGACTTGTGCTTCAAGCCACGGGTTCCAGCTCATCTTCGGCCATAACATTTTCGTGGCGTTACGAAAATGATCGAAAGTACCCAGTCCGCCCTCATTCGGTTGGAGCCGATTTCGGAATGCGTAGAGTTCCAGTTCTAGGTCTGGAATCTTGACTGGGGAACGAATCCCGTACTTGTGGTCGATCAATGGATGCTCTGACACTTGCTCTGGCATAGTTTGGCCTTGCATTAGTTCTCGCTGGACTTGACGGTCTGGCAAAGGAAAAATATGCCGTCGCAACTTGTTTCTTCAACCGGCTGTTGCCAGCCTTGCGATACCGTTCCGGTTGTCGTGAACGTCCCCGGACCACAGGGTGCTGCGGGTACTAACGGAACGAACGGCGCGAACGGGGAAAATGCGTTCTCGTATACGACCGCGTCGTTTGTAGTTCCGACGTTTGGAGCATCGGTTGTCGTTGCGGTTGCAAACACTTCGTTTCTTCCAGAGTCGGTTGCTGGACAATTTTTTGTATCGGTTCAGGGATGCGGCTACTTGCAGGTTACATCGGTAGACGGTTTGCTGGTAACCCTACAAAACCCACTTGCAGGCGTTCTCGGAATCCCAAATGCGATTCCTACGACGGTGATTCCTATTGGTTCACTTATCACGCTGTCGGGTGCAATTGGCGCTACGGGTGCGGCAGGAGCGTCTGGCGGAGCATCCTCCGCAGCGACGTACATTGTTCGAACTCCCGACGCATCGGTTCCGAGTGCGACGGCGCTCAATTCGTTTTCATCTGGTTATCTCAAGACCCAAGGGTCGAGCGGATCTGGTTTTCTATCGACCGTTGCAACGGTTCCTGTGGGCGACATCAGCGGCGTGTTGCCGGTTGCAAACGGTGGAACGAACCTATCGACCGTACCTACCAATGGCCAACTGCTCATTGGCAATGGAACGGGATACACGCTGGCAAGTCTGACCGCAGGCTCGAATATCACGATTACGCCGGGTGCTGGCACCATCAGCATTGCATCGACGGCCAGCGGAGCAGCGTTCAACTACGTCACGTTTACGCGGAGGGTGACTGGAACCGGAGCATCCGCTCCGAATATTGTCGGTCCTACGGCTGGCAGCAATCCGTACAGCACAACGACTTACGGGTCCGCATCCTACGTCAGTCTTGATAGCGCATCAGGATTTACAGCATCGAGCGGTCGATTTACGGTTCCATACACCGGATACTACAGGATTGACGCATATTTCAACCTTGTAGCAGATACGTCTACTGCAAGCGTTACTATTTACATTAGAAAACTTGGTTCAAACGTATTGTCGTCAAAGTCTTTTAGTGTCACCAGCAGTGGATATCATCCGATTAGTTTAATGTATATTGATCAAGCCTCTGCAATTACCGATTATTATGAAATAATTGTTGGAACTACGCAGACGCTGATTGTTGACAGCGGCTCCTCATTCTCTGTCCAACGGATTCAGGCTTAAGCCATGAGCGAACGCGCACCACGGCGGTACACGGATGGGTCTGTCACCTTTGAGGGTGGCATTGACGCTGGTGTGATGCCGTCTGAGGTGGACAAGAATCAGGTCGCCTTCGCGGTCAATGCCAGCTTTCGGCAGGGATTCATCTCTCCTCGACCCGGTTTCATCCAGAAAGATTACGACGTATGCTTGTCGATTACGGCAGACAGCACGCTCGTTACTGCGGATCAAACCAATGTCACGGCTGACGGTTTTTCCGAGGAGTGCTACGGTTCGAGCAATTTGACCGGCGTCTTCCAGTGTGCGCTCCCATACATCGGCGACAACGGAGCGACGTTCATCCTGATGCTAATCAGTGGTAAAGTGTGGCTTTACGACTGCCTTCAAAACAGCGTTCAAAACCTTTCAGCTTCGCCCAATCTTGAGAACCCATCGAACATACTCGATGGCTGGATGGTTCAGGCGGAGAACTTCGTTGTCATTCAAGACGGTCAAAGCGCACCGCTGATCTTCAACGGATCAAGCCTGCGCCGCGCAACCACCGACGAAATCAAGTGCGGAAGAGTAATGGCCTACGTCAACGGACGTATCTGGTACGCGCTTGCAAATGGATTCTCATTCAGAGCAACGGACATTGTTTATGGAGATGGCACGCGAGCGAGTGTTCTCAAAGAAACCGAGAACACCTTCCTTAACGAAGGCGGAGACTTTGCGGTTCCGTCGGATTCAGGAGGAATCACAGCAATGGCCGTCCCCGGCGATCCAGATACGTCGCTTGGGCAGGGTCCGCTCCTAGTCTTTACTCCTCGATACGTCTTCTCGGTTCAAGCTCCTGTTGATCGTGATACATGGAAGAACCTGAGCTATCCGATTCAGGCCATCAGCTTGCTAACCAGCGGTGCGCTTGGCGCTAGGTCGGCCATTACTGTCAACGGCGACGTGTTCTACCGCGCAGTCGATGGTGTCCGCTCGTTCATCATAGCTCGTCGTTCGTTTACTGATCCGGGGAATACACCGATCAGCGGCGAGATTCTGAACATCGCTGAGAACGATCAAACCAGTCTTCTGTGGTCTGGATCTGCGGTCGTGTTCGACAATCGATTGCTGATGACCGCACAGCCTCGGTATAATGCCGAAGGTGTTATCCACAAGGCGCTGATGGTTTTGGATTTTGACCTGATTACGTCGATGCGGAAAAAGTTTCCTCCCGCGTGGGCAGGAATCTGGACTGGACTCGATGTGTTGCAGGTCTTGAAGACGGAGAGCGTTTACGGCGATAGGTGCTTTTCGATTGCTCGCGGCGAAAACGGGACGATTCAGATTTGGGAAATCAGCAAGGGCGACAAGTTCGACAACAACATTGCTGACGGAAAGAAGGAGATTCAGTGGCTGGTTCATACTCGCGCCTACAACTTCGAGCTTCCGTTTGGATTGAAGCGGCTTGATTCGGGCGACATCTTTATTGATTCGTTGGACGGAGACGCTTCTTTCAATGTCGAGTATCGACCCGACCAGTATCCCGGATGGATTGAGTGGGCAGATTGGGCTGAATGCGCGACAACTTTGCAGTGCCAACCCGCTTGTCCGCTGGTCAATTTCCAGCCGCAGTATAGGCCGAAGATGCGCTTGCCGACTCCATCGGATGTCCCGTGCAATTCAAGCATTAGCACCCCGACTCGAAACATGTACGAGGTTCAAATGAGCCTGACAGTTACGGGATATTGCCGCATCAAGAGCATCCGCGTTCACGCTTACGACGTTCAGGAACCTGCGGTGGGCGAGTGCCTTGTTTTCGAAGGATGCAAGACTCTTGATGCTTGCGACGTAAACCCGTTTACCTACACATCGGAATAGTATGCCAAACCTAACCTTAATCACGCTTACACCTCCAAGTCTTCCGGTGAGTTATTGTCCGTTGAACTACCAGAACTTGGCCAACGATATCATCGGAGGCACGCAAGCCGTTTTCAACAGCACGATTGGAAACTCGTTCTTCAATTTTGGACCGACGTTTCCGGCGATCAACAATCGGATTTATCCGTGGCTTGATCAAGATGGGCAGTGGTGGATTTTTGATCAGGGATTCTGGGTTTATAAAAATCCGGTTGCAGCGAATGGTTATGATCGTCGCATCTTTGTTGGAACGACCACGGATCTTCTTTCGTACGACGGCGGTGATGGAACTTCCGGCACTCCGACTAATTACACCGGAGCGATGTGGATGGTTGATACGCTGTTTGACGCTCGCTTCCCGGTCGGTGTTGGTGCTTTTGCGGCGAGTGGTGCGGTTGCTGTCAATGGAACCGCAACTGCCACATCAATCGTTGGCGAAGATCAACACAAGCTGACTGTTCCAGAGACTCCGTTCAACGAACACACGCATGGTGTTGCTCAGTTGATTGCTCCGGCAAACGACGATTATTACCTCGTCAACAAGTCGTGGAGCGGACTCGGTTCGTACCCCACACAGATCCTTCAAGGTGCTGCTGGGAGCGGTGGCGGAGGAGCTGGTCCAAGCATTACGACTGGCGACATTGGAACCACTAGCGCCGACAAGACCGGCAACGACACCCAGAACGCTGTCGCCCACAACAACCTTCCTCCGTTCTACGGCGTTTACTTCATCAAGCGAACGAGCCGAATCTATTACACCAAATGAAGCTAATCGTTCAGGACATTCGCTCGACAATCGCCCGTGTAGTCGGCGTCTGCGTCGATGACCCTCGCGTTTACGACTACATCAATCAGGCGTGCCGACGGCTTCTGCACAAGGGGTTGTGGGCAGGCGCGTACGGACGCTTCACGATCCACACGGTTGGAGGGTGCATCACTTGGCCGCGTCATATTGAAACCATCGAGTCCGTCGCTGATTGCTGCGGCGTAGGAACGGTTCGCAATCAATGGTTCGAGTTTCAGGAAAGCGGATACGGATTGCTCGGAGAGAACAATGGCGGGTGCGTCGGCAAGCAGCTTGTGGATCGTGGCACCGTAGTTTCTTACCGCGACATGTCCGGCGAGACGAATAGCTTCATCCGAGTCTATCCCGGTGACGCTTCTGACGTTGGCAAGACCATCACCCTGCAAGGTGTTGATCAGAACGGGCAATGGATTCGCACGCTGTCTGGCGGCGTGTGGATCGACGGCGAGAAGCTGACCCTCGCTCTTCCGTACGTTCAATCGACCAAGAAGTTCATATCGCTGACCGGCGTCATTCGTCAGGCAACTAACACGTCGAGCCGATTGTACGAGTACAATGCGACGACCTTGCTGGAGCTTGATCTGGCAGTTTACGACCCTGATGAAACTTTGCCGCAGTACCGTCGCAGTTACCTGACGGATCGTTGCAACAACGACGAGGATAAGCCGGTGACGGTCATGGCGAAGATGCGTCATATCAACGCGACGAGCGTCAATGACTACCTCATTCCGCCGAGTCCCGATGCCATCAAGCTGATGGTCATGGCGATTCGTAAGGAGGAGAACGATTTGATTCAGGAAGCAGTGGCCTACGAAGCCAAAGCAGTTCAAGCTGTTCAGGAGCAAACGATGCAATACCTTGGGGACGCAGTCGCAACGATCCGAATGGTCGGCGTCGGATTAAACGGCGGTGGATTCTCGCAATGGTTCTGAACCAAAAAGAATAATTTATGGCAATAGGACTTGGAGCGGCAATTTTAGGTGGAGCAGGAATCTCGGCAGCGGGAAGCCTGCTCGGCGGACTTTTTGGTGGCAAGAAGCCCAAGGTGCCTGAGCTAAAGCCGATTGATTTTGCGGGAGAGCAGCGGCAGGCGATTCAACAGAATATCGCATCGCTTGAGTCTGCAACTGATTTGGCCACTAAGACGACTGCTGCCGAGCAGTCACAGCTTGAGGCGCAACTTCGTCGTGCGATTCCCGGTTACGATCAGTTGATTCAACAAGCTGGAAAGACTATTGGCTCAAGATTGCGTGGCGAGGTTGATCAAGATGTTCAATCGCAGCTTCAACGAGCTGTCGCTGGTCGGGCGGTTGGTGGAGGGTTTAAAGATGCGTCAGGCATTCGAACAAATTTGCTCGCTCGCGACTTTGGTCTGACAGCGATGCAGATTCAGAATCAAGGTCTTGCTCAAGCGCAGAGCTTTATCCAGCAGCAGCGTGCGGTGGGTATGGCACAGCCGTTCTCAATCAGCAGCATGTTCATTACGCCTGCTCAGCGCATTGGAGCCATTCAGCAACAACAGTCGGCCATGTACGGTCGTGATTTGACTGCCGCTCAAGTTGCTGCCGCTCCGTCTCCAATGCAGCAATCGGCTCAAACCGCGTTCACTAACTTTGGAGGGATTGCTGGAGGCGCTCTGTCTCAATATGGGATGTATCAAGGATTGATGCAGCAGCAACCGGGAGCGTATCGACCACCATCGTACAATCCTCAGAACGATTCTGAGATTTATCCGAATCTCTACGCACCGACTCCGACGAGGTCGGATATCACACCGCTTTCTACGAGTCTATTCCCGGAGTACGGCTCCTCAAACTACGGACGCTAATTTTATGGCTGACCAATCTCTTCAAGCATTTCAGCTAGGCGCATCGCTGTTTGACCGCGCACAGACGCAGCAGCGGATGATGGAGCAATTGCAGGTGCAGACGGCGGAGTCACTACTCCAGCGGCAGGGCATGGAGCTTCAGAACAAGATTCGGGATAATGAACTTGCCGCTGCCATCGGAGAGCGTCAGGCGCAAGTTGATGAGTACAACACGTTTTCGACTCTTGGTAAGCAGGTTTCGGATTACCTGAACAATTCTAAGCCGGACGCAGTGTTTCCAGTTGTTCCGCCGTTTAAGTCTAAAACGTACAGGGCTGAGGCCGACAAGATGCTGAACAATCTTGAGAAGTATTCTGTTAGGGCTGAGTTGTTAAAAACTCAAGAAAAAGCAAGAACAGATTCAATATCAAAGCAAACTGCGGTTTTAAAGGAAGCGATGCAAATTCCCGGAGCTGTTGATATTGACCCACAAACAGAAACACCAAAAATAAATTGGACGGTTTACAACGCAGGAAGACAAAGGGTATTTGACGCTGATGTTGAGCAAAAACAAGCTCGTACAACAGCAATTGGTTCCAATATTAAACTTTCTAGGGATAAGCTAAATGAGTTAATTCGCAACAATGCAAGTGATGCTGAGATTGCACAAGCAAGGCTTGCGGTTGATAAGTCTTATAAGGAAGCAAGGATTCAGCTTGATCAAGAAGAACTTGCTGAAAAGAAGTTATCTGGACAAGAGCAAAGAAAAATTAACCGAGAAAAGTTTGACTTTACCAAAGGAATTCAAATTAAGAAACTTGCGCTTCAGGAGCTTGATTTGGGTCAGCGTGTAAAAAGAACTGACGCTTACATTGAAAACCTTCTCAAGCCTGTCGCTGAAAAAGATATTAAGCTGAACACATTTGACGATGGTGTTGTAAGAAAAACAGCTTCGTTTGTTGCAAATCAACAATCAGCAGCAGATTCAATTGAAAGGACAATAGAAATCCTTGATGATCCTAATGTTGATCAATCTGTAAAAATAAGGTCGGCACAACTTTTGGCAAAAGATCTAAACGATCCTAAAGGTAGAGATGCTGTTGGAAATCAAGAAGCTGATCGAATTTTAGGTGAGCTTGATATTATTAGTTTTTCCCGTGCTTGGGATAAAGGCAATATTGGTGATTTTCTTGGTAGAGATTTAAGTGGGTTTCGAGAAAAACTTGAACTAACTAAAAATGGTTTAGATTCAAAAGTTTTAAAATCTGTTGATAGAATTAATTCTATTTATAAAAAATATGAAGGCGGTTCTCCTAGAACCCCTCAAACACCTTCGCGAGGTGCGATGATTACGGGCGGAACTCCTCAAGCGACATCTCGAACAAACGCTCCTGTAATTACTCCGACAACAAACGCTCCAGCAATGTCTCCAGCATTGTCTCAAACAAACTCGCCAAGCATGTCCACTACAAACGCTCCGGCAATGTCTGGCACGAATTCGGTGTCTGACATCTCCTTTAAGTCAACGGCTGAAGCTCGGGCAAAAGGAAAGAAATCTGGTGACTTGGTTATTATCAACGGAGTTGAAGGAAAACTAAACTAATTTATGGAAGAAGACGTTTTGCAGGCTGATGGCCAACAGGGTCAGATGGGTGCCGGTCAGCCGTTGACTAATGCTGTTGCCTTTAGTGAACCCCCTCAAAATCAGCAACAGCCGCAAATCGCCGCACAGGAGGATATATACGAGGGGTTTACTCCAAGCGAACCAAAAGCCGTCGTCGCGCAAGAAAATATCTACGAGGGGTTTACCCCAATTAAGGCTCCAACGGCTCCAATGGGTTCTATGGAGGCTGTCAATCAAGCTGCCGAAAAGGCTCCGCTTGTTGGGCGTGACACGTTCAGGCCAAAGAGTCTTTTGGTTCAGCAGGCTGACCTTTACCTTGGCCGTCCTAGCGCGGAAAAGTTCCAGAAGCTTGAGTCAACTGGATTCAATCCAGAACCAGCAATAGAACTTTCCGATGCAGAGCAGAAGCTTTTTAGAGACTACCGGATTCGACAAGGTAGAAGGACTGCTGCAAACGTGGTGGGTCTTGCTGGCGGAATCGGTACGGCATTTCTTCCCGGCGGACAGTCCGTTGCCGGTGAAATGATTGGCGGCTTTGGCTCTGCATTGCTTGCTCAAGCTATCTCTCCAGATCCGTTTGATACTCAAGAAGCTGCATCTCAAGCAATACCGCTTCTTTCGCGTTCTAAAAAAGCAAGAGAAGGCGCTGGTTTTTTAGAATGGCTGAGAACCACAGAAACTGGAGTAGGCCAGCAATCTACAAGAACAAAACAAACTCTCAAAGAAATCATCGCAGGATCAGGAACTGGAGGCTTGCAAGGTTTTGCGTCAACGCTAGGAGATGAATCTGGAAAAACAGAAGAAGTGTTTAAGCAGGCAGCGTTGGGAGGGCTTTTGCTTCCCGGTTTTTCCGGTGTAACAAGAGTTTTAAGTGCTGGATTAAGAGCAAAAGGAAAAGAAGGGTTTTTGATCCGTTTTGCTGGAGAGCTTGAAAACCCGTACACTCAACAGTTTTTGCAAGAAAGAGCAGATTTTATTCGAAGAGAAATTGGACCCGGAGGAGGAATCGATCCAGCAATGGCAGAGCAATTGGCCAACACTCTTTACTCCCCCCAAAGGTCTGGTAGTCGCCCCGAGGACATTCGTGCTTGGCAAGGAAACATCAGTGATTTCCTTCAAAATTCTATCAGGACTGGAAGCGCAAACGGACTAAGCGGAGATGAGCTTACTCAGCAGGTTGTTAAAACCCTTGAAGAAGCAACGCAAACAAAAAATATAGATATAAATCTAGTAGACGGAATTGTGCGGAATGCCGAGCAATTGACGGCAGAAGCAAAGAAAAAAGCAAGCGAAGCTTTTGTTGGAACAAATGCGGATCTTCTTGGTGCCGCTCTTAGGGCTGAAGGAGAACTACAACTTAATTCTCAATATTTGTTTGATGAAATACGAAGTTTAAACGAACAGAGAAAATCAATTTCTGTAAACGACCCTGTTTCAATTGAAAGGATCGACAACGATATTGCTTACAAGCGAAAGCAAATTGACGACATTGAAAACGGATTTGATCCTCAGTTTGGACTTGGAGAGCCTGTTACGCAGTTTGGAGTTGGAAAAACTACTGGAAGTTATTCAAATTATCTTCTTACAAAATTTAAAGCTGATCAAGAAAAAGGATATGATCTTTTAGAGCCTAAACTTAAATCAATATCTGTTGATGTTCCAAAAGTTGATAAAGACGGAAAACCAGTTAAGGACGATAAGGGTGATCAAATTATTGAAACCTTTACGCTTAAAGATTTAAAAGAACAGAGAACAAAAATATTTAAGAAAATAGATTTTGACAAAAAGGTTCAACAGGCTGATTACGAAGATTTTCAAGAACTTGAACGTATTGAAAAAGTAATGGAGGAAGGTCTTAATACAGACCCTGTGTTTAAAGATGCATTTAAAGCTCAAAGTGCTTCATATCGCGAAGGCATAACTAGGTTCAAGGGTGCTATTATCTCTAAGCTTATGAGGGATGTTGGCGAAGGAGCAGGAAGCCCTGAGGTTGTTCTGAATCTTCTCGGGGAGCGCGGCGGCGAGGCGTTGGAGGTAATAAAAAAGGTGGCAGGTTCCGAATGGGAGCGCACGTTTAAGCCTGTACTGAATGACTTTGTTTACAACAAGCTTCGAGCTGTAGGTCAAAAACCGGAGGAGTTTTTGTCTTTGTTAACTGAAGCAAAAATGGGAAAAGGCTCTAAACTTACAAAAGAAGTGGCTGATGAGTTTTTTCCGCAGTTGTCTCAAATCCAAGATGTTGCAAGCAGGTATCGTGGTCTTATAGATCAAGAAGCAAATTTGATTTCAAAGAAAAATGATCTGGTTACAAAGTCTGAAGATTTGTTATCAAAAATTGATGAAGGGCAAACAGAAGCTGCCAGTCTTTATCGAGAAAACGAGAAAAGACTAACTGAGGTTAAAGCTGAAATTGAAAAACTTAAGGCAGCAAAACCGGGTAAAGACCCCGAAACGGATGAAATAGTTAAGACTCTTTCTAATCTAAAGAGCGCTGTAAGAAGTGGAAAAATTGTAAATTTAGACGAAGAAAAGCTTAAGGCAATTTTGTCGAATCCTAATGCGGCAAACTTGACTAAAGATCTTAATATCTACGTTCAAGAAATGGCAAAAGAAGCGACTGATTTTCAAAAGTTTGTAAAAAGCTCTATTGCAGCAGGTGATCTTAGCAGTTCACCGGGACGCGCAGTTACACCTAAAAACATTGTTGATTTCTTAACTGTATCAAAAGGCAAGCTTGGAACAGGAGTTGTTGCAGATGAATTCATGAAGGTAATAAGGTCAAATAGACCGGACCTTCTTGGAGACGTTCAAAACTTTATAGTTGGAAAGATTATTGAAGAGTCTTTTAAGCCGGGCAAAAAAGAGATTAACATCGAAACGATGAGGAGTCTCATTTCAGAAAAATACAATCCGTTGATTCAGCAAGCTTTTGGTAAAGAAGGAATTCAAAGGTTAAATAAAATTGCAGATCAGCTTTCGGTTGTTGCTGAAAAAGAAAGTTTGCTAAAAAGCAAGATTTTACCTGCGCTCACATCTGCTGCTTTCGCAACTGCTGCTGCCGCTGCCGGGGTTAAGTTTCCGGGGCGATTTTTACTTTCAACTGTTGTGGCTGACTCTGCAAGATCAGCCGTTGGAAAAGCTCTTCTTACCAAAGAGTTTCGAGATGTGGCGTCTAGGCCGCTTGATCAGATTACCAAAGATCAGATGGATACATTCAATAGGCGTTGGCCGAAACTTATTACGCTTGAAGGTGAGCGTTTGCTTATGCGGGAAGAAGAGCGTAGGGATGCTGAACGTCCTCAAATTCCTTCAGCCGCAGAGCGTCGATTCTAATGAAAACCTCCCTCTCCAAAAAGGGTAACACCTATCAGGGCAAGAAGGTGACGCTGAACAAGCCCTTCTACACGCCGGGTGAGCGGAAGAAGAGCGCGGTGTACGTTAAGAATCCGGCGAACAAGGTCGTCATCGTTCGCTTCGGCGATCCTGATATGACGATCAAGAAGTCGAATCCTGAGCGTCGTAAGAATTTCCGTGCGCGGCATAACTGCGATACGGCAAAAGATCCTACCAAACCCAGAACGTGGTCATGCAAAGCATGGTAATTTTATGGACAAGATGAAACTTGGCGGTGGCGGACGTTACGAGAAACTCGTTAGCAGTCTTGAGAGCAAGGGCGTCAAAGACCCGAAGGCTCTTGCGGCATCCATTGGCATGAAAAAATACGGCAAGAAAGGCTTTTTGTCTCTTGCTGCCAAAGGTCGTCGTCGAGCGTTGCGCGAAAAGGCTAACGCTTAGGATAGCGTCCTTTGACGTACGGCTTCTTGGCCGACTCCTTATCGACGACGAACTTCTGTGGGTCTGCATAGTTCCATGAGATGTCGCCGCCCGTGCCACGCTGGATCATAATCGATCCGGTGACTTTTCCTTCCTTGTCAGTCATGCCGGAACGATCCGCTCGCTTCGCCATTCCGAGCATAAATTGTCGAGGTTGATTGAAACCAACTTCCTTCATCACAATCACCTCTCTGGCCCAGTTCGTTAGATCCGACGATCCGAATCCTGAGTAGGCCATCTCTGCAACGCTCTCTGGCTTGTCGTCTCGACCTTTGGGCTTAGGGAAGTGATGGACGAGAATCAGGACGACGCCTGTCTCCATCATAATCGGCTGGAGCAAGTGTCGCGTAAAGTTCGCGCAGACCTCGATATCCGATGGATTGCCGCCCATGTAGGAGAGCAGCGGATCGATGTAAACCACATCGACCTTAGTCTTGCGAACGAGGCGGCGCAGCATCGTCGCGAAGTCTGACCCAGTCCTCACCGTCTCGCGGAAGAATAACATGTTCGCGCTCCGAAGACCTCGCTCCCAGTTCTCCTTGCCGAAGGTCATCTGAGCAGCGCCTTTCAGCGCATCATGCTGATCGGCGATGTCGTTTTCCGCCTGAATGTAAGCTACTTTTAGCGCACGGACGGGCTTGACGCCAAACCAAGCTTCGCCGGATGCCCACTTCAAACCTTGATACGCGGCCATCGAGCTTTTGCCGCACCCGCTTTGACCGACAAAAAGAAGCGAAGATCCGCGCCGAACCCATCTGTCACCGATCAAATTGTCAGGATCGTTCTGCGGATCGTACTCGATGATGCTGTCTATCGAGAACTCCATCGGCATGTCCTGCGCGTCCATGTCGTCCTTGAACGCTTCCCAATTAACTGCGCCCACGTTGACGGCCAAGAGCTTCTGTTCCTTGCCATCGCGCATTACACCGGCCAGACGACTGAACCGGCTCGCGTTCTTGTTCTTCGGATCGATGCCGATGCTTTCGAGGTAGCGATAGACGACGTCGCGGCGCTCGTTCCACTCCTCTCTATTGGCCGCTTCAACTCGCACCCAGCCGTGCAGACTCTTGCCGCCGGAATCTATGACGACCGATAGCGGGAGCTTCGACTCCTTCAACGCTGTCCATTGCTCGTCCTTCGTCTTCTCGTCCATCTCGACTAGGACATGCCGGAAGTTCGCCACGCCGGAATCCGATCCGCTCTCGTCGAAGCATGGATTGATGCGGACGTATGCACCCTTGCTATCGCTGCCATTCCACATGGCGCTGATGGGCGGCGTGAAATGGTTCTTAATCCATTCGTCGCGCTTGAGGAACGTACCCTTGGAGGCTGGCCTACCTCGACCCTCTTCGTCGAAAATGATGTCGTTGCAGATGCAGACAACTTCGTCCGACTCGAAGCAGGCTTTTAGGAAGTCGATTGTCGTAAACGGCGACGGAGGTTCCGGCATCGATTGGATCGTGCGAACAACGAACTTGCCGGTGGGCGAGATGGGATTGCCGCCCTGCCCAATGCCCGATTGAGCGGACAAGAGCCAGCCACGCGGCTTGTCGTGCGTCACGGTCATTGCCTGATTCACCTTGTGGGCCAATTCATAGGCATTCCACGGTGGAGAACATTTCTCGCTGTACTCGGATAGCAGTGCTTCAGCCGATCCTCGCGACAGCTCGAATCCATGCACCAGAGCGGTAGCTACTGCGAAGGTTGCGTTATGACCGCCCTGTCCACTGACGGCTCCCGGCGTGTTTCTGAGCCATGCTCTGGCACGGTCGATATTTGATTGATTCATTGGATTCCAAGTTGTTTACGCGCTATGTCCCCGCTTTCGCCCAGATCATTCGAGGCGATTTGCTGGAGAACTGACTTTGATTCTTCGAACTTTGCGAAAAGGAGAGACAGCTCTTTGGGAGTCATCAGGTACTTGCTCCAGTGTTGGATTGGTATGGAGCGAGACTGAAACTTCGCAAAGAGCTGCTCTTGTGCTGCGATGTAGAGTTTAGGGTGCTTGTTCAATGACCGGGGTGAACTTGGCCTTGAATTCGGCTTTCGTTCGAACGTACACCTTGGGTTTTCCGTCACGGGTGTAGGCTATCCCCACCCATTTCATTTCCCCGATTCGTATCTCTACGTCGTCGGAAATGACTTCAACCTGCACCGTACTGTTTCCTGAGTTTTTGAATTTCATCTTCTGAGGCGTTATCGAGATGTCCTGTACCAGCCGCATGCCAAACGCCGTCAACAATTTGCGCCTTTGGCTTGGGCTTAGTCATCCAACCTCGAAGAATCGCATGGTCGATGAGTGCTGGCGCTTCCTTCAATAACTGTTCTCTAGTGATTTGAGTTTCCATAAATTAACCTTTTTTAGCCGTCTTTCCGCGCCATCCGCCTGCTTTTCTCATCCCGGGTTCCTGACCAAGTTCGTTGACGAATCCGCGTCGGATCAGCCACTCCTTGTACTTCTGGTCGATGTAAGCGAAGTGAATCTTTTCGGGTGATTCATCTGCTTCTGCTATCCGCATAATGGGCATTTTGTTTGCGCTGATCATTTGTATGTCTCGATTGTGTGTTTGTAGTGTCGCTCGGCTTGGGTGCAGTTCCAGCAAAGGTCTTGAGTTCCGTTGCATCCGCACCCGAGAGATTTGAAAAGTACATTGGCCAACCATTGGTATTCCGCGATGGTGGCTCGCAATGTCTCCACGTCCGTTTCTTCGGACATGGGTTTGATATTCTCGCTCATTTGACGACGAAGAGAAGGAAGTAGGCGCTGGCGACGACCATCCCCATTCCGAACGCCATGATGAGCAATTGCTTCAGCTCCTCGGGCGAGGGCGGACGATTGGCTTTGTGTATCACCGGCCACCGCCCATCGCGTAATGGAGGATCAAAAGGGCGTCGCAGTTTTTGAGCGTGACGTCCAGATTCGGATACAGTTCCTGAGCTTTGCTTTTTAGCTTTCGCTTCCATTCTGGTCCGGTTTCGCATGATTTACGTCCTCCGAGTCCAAGTGGTTCTTGCCAAATCTTGGGTTCAACACGGTGGAGTGCGTAGCCTTGCGCGTAGCCAAGCCCCTGCACAATCCCGTAGTTCTCATGGAGCGTCGCCATGCTGGCCGACGACGTGAGTTTACTGACGAACTTTGGCACTTTCTCGACCCACAGATGGGAGTCGGCCACTTTGAATCCGCTGAGTAACTGCGCCGTGTCGGGCAATGATTCGGGCATTGGGAAGAGCAGTATTCCTTCCGAGGTGCTGACCGCGAATCCGCCGCCCACACCCGGATCGACCGCAACGATTGTTTGGTTTGATTTCATAACGCACATCCTCCTTCACATTCAAAACTAAACGCTGACTGACCTCGCTCTCCGTCGGTTAGGTGAACCTCTTTGAGAGGTCGGCATGACTTATGAAGATACAATTTGTCGTTGCAGTTTCTATTCACAACCGTGCCTTCAACTCGGAGAGCATCATCAATTTCAACTGCCCGTTTCCATCCGTCCTCATCTGATTTTCTGAGCAAAAGCCATTCATGGTCTGACTTGTATGGGCAGAACACGCAAGCGGATCTTGGAACCGTGTGGGGTATTCCGAAAGTCTCAAGCCACTTCACGCAGTCGGCTCTGGTCATCATCTTTTCGCACAAAGGAAACTCAGAATCTGACCAGTGCGGACTATTAGATTTAATGCGTGTGGCTCGTCCGGCTTCGTCGAGGCTTATTCCAAAAAGCTGAATCAGCTTGGTTTTTATGCGCTGACCCTTTGCTAGACCAAGAAGCTCTCGACGGATAAAGCGTTCAATGGGTTTGATCTTGTACTCGCTGGTACATTGTCTTCGCATGATTCCAAGCGGCTCACCTTCGTTTTGAGCCGTAAATGCGGGAATGCTTGCGTGACGTTGTCCTGTCGAATCCATTCCTTTCACAAGGTCATTGCCAAGAATGCCAGCCGAGACAACGTGGATGGTTGGCCCACCCAGACTCTTGAGCCATTCCATGTGGGCATAGACAGATTTCGGCTCCTCGCCAAGATCCGCGAAGATGGCACATTGAATCGGGTCGATTTCACCGCGCATCGCCATCAGGTAAAGCGTCGTCGATTGGACTCCACCGCCGAGGTTGAGGATTCTCATTGGGTTTTCCTTATCTGTCCGCGCTTAACCTTTGATATCCACCCAAGACTGACAGCGTAATCGTCAGCGATTTGCCGGTAGGTCTTTCCGGTTTTCAGGTCTTCAACCACTTCCAGAACAACAGCCTGAGGTATGTGTCCGTTTGCTGGGACATAAGTAATATTTTTCATTCGCTCAGTAACAAAGGATAGTCACCTGCTCGGCAGCGATTCGAACCGCTGATTTCGTGTCTCCGCCCTCGCTCCACTTCTCGACCTTCACACGGCCTTTTACGCGCACCAGAGCGCCGTTCTGAATCTCGATAATCTTCTCTGCAACTTGTCCCCATGAGGACAGCTCGAACTCATCGAAGTCTTCGTGGAAGCGGCCCTCGTTGTCAGTCCAGTGACGGGCGATTGATATAACGCGGCGCACCATGAGCGAGCCGGTTTTGGTTTCGGTTTGCCGACTGATGCCGCGCAGTTCGCCGATCAGATAGACTACGTTCTCGGTGGGCGTGGATGTTTCGTTTGCTGTCGTGGATACACTCATTGGAAAATACAACCTAGTTCACGGTAGCAGGTCATGCGCTTCTTAGCATGGAATGCTCCGATGGGGTGAAACTTGTCAGAGAAATCTACGATTGTCGCGCAGTTCTTGGTTTCTGTTTTCCGCAATGCCCGACTGGCTCGCTGGATGGTCTTCTGCGACGACCGACCGCCGCTGACCATAATTAGCAGTTCGACGTTGGGCAGATCCAATCCTTCGTCGGCCAGCGAGGTGGCGATCATGGTTCGCAGGTTGCCAGCCTTGAATTCTTCCATGTAAGCGCGCCGGTCCTTCTTGCCGATCTTGGAATGGACGAGCCGAGAATTCGGAATCTGGTGTTCGTAATCCTCGCCCAGCGTGATGCGCGGAATGAGGATGAGGGTCTGCATGTCGAGATGTTCGACCGCGTAATTGATGGCGTAGTTGTTGCGCTCGCGGTTCTGGCAGATGCCGATATCGACGAGCGATTCCCAAGCGCACATCCGTTTGAGTTCATCCTCCCTGATCCGCATGTACTTGACGCGAGTGTTGAAGAGCCGGTCGATGTTGTCGTCGATCTTCTGCTGGAGGTTCAGATCCGTGGCGTGGCTGATTTCGAGGTAAGCGTCGGCCAATGAATCGCCAATGTCGTTGCGGTTTATCTCGTAGGTGCGGTTGTGGAAGAGCGTTCGTGTTACCGTGTTCCGGTCTGGATCGTCGCCCCAAGGAGTGGCGTCGAAGCCATAACGCAGCCCGTTACAGGACTCGATGATGCGACGCCATCCAGCGGCAGGGCTGTGCTTCGCTTCGTCCACTATAAGAAGGTTCTTCTTGCTGAAGTCCACTGACTCATGCGGACAGCGGACATCCACAATCTCATCAGGCACACCGGCAACGCGGAGCGATGTGCGCGCCTGCTGACATGTCTCGCGTGTTGGGGCCATCCATCCAAACGACATGTCAGGATAAAATTCGTGGTAATGCTTGATGATCGATGCGGCAATCCATGTCTTACCGCTACCGGCGGGGGCGATGATCAGCCCATCGCTAGTTTTGGCCCACTCTACTGCTTTTTGTTGGTATTCTCTTAGATTCATAATTTTAGGAAATTTGCCCCTCCGCCCACTGCTTCATAGCGAGCGAAGGGTTTTGTCCGCACCACACGGTGCGATTCGCTGTCATTCGTTCGTTGTACTGTCGGTAGAAAGCGCGCTCGATTGCGTCGTGGCGCACTTCTTGTTCAGCAACTTCCTTAACGCTTGATTGGCGAAAAATCCGATCTTCAAACCATTCTCGTCGCAATGTTTGCGAACCTCTTCGTGGAGCGCCGAGTCGATGGTGATAACTGTGTATTTGGCTGTTTTTTTCATGTGGGAAAATGTTTATTCGCAGGTGTAAATGGTGTCTGTCGTGATTGGCCTGCTTGTGAGTAGGTCATTGAATAATAAAGTCGAAGTTGATCTTCCAGTTGTCGCCGAGGCGGTTGTAGGTGTCGCCCTTAATTTTCCAAGTGCGCGGATCGCGGGTGGTCTTCGTGTGACGGCAGCGGATCCTGACATCAATGTCCTGGATGGCGACGTTCCTTAGCCGGTGGTCTTCCGGCAGTTCGTGCAGGTGTTTCATGTCAGTAGGTGTTTGATGATTAGGTTCCGCTCTTTGATCGTCGCTCGGAGAATGCTCTCAAGCACAACGTGAGGGTTGATTGTCGCAACGTGTTTCCACTCTGGATTGCCATCGATGTGCTTGGCTGTATCAAGACTTTCAACGCGCACTAGTCCGTTAAATGCGTGGACGTAGATGAAGGCGCAGTCTCTCATTTAACCTCCTTAGCTTTGCGCTTCCGATTGGCTGGCTTGTAGAGGTAGATGCCGGTTCGGAAAAGTTTACATAGCAAACTTCCCTGATAGCTAAGCACCCAAGCAGCAGGTGTTGGCTTGCGGTGGATCATGCCGACAGTTACAGCTCTCTTGGCATTGGCCGCTTGGTAGAGCTGTTCAAGTGTTTTGATTTTCACGGCTTAACCTCCTTCTCATTCCAAAGCAGCAGGTCCGCTCGCATTGCGTCGTTCTCGGTTTCGAGTTGTTGTATGTAAGCCATCCGCGCTGCTGCGAGTCGCTCCAGCCTCCGGCACAGCATGCCCAGATCGGCTATGTTGTGAGCGGTGCTGTCCGAGATAGGGGTTTCGCTGATCACTCTGTTGGTGCCACTAATATAGTTGTTCACTGATTCACTCACGGCTTAGGCTCCTTAAATTTCATGTAGATTCCCCACGCACCATCAAGCTTATCGGTAACAGCTTCCAATGTTTCATCCAGCAGCTTGATGCGTTCCTTTAACCGCAGATTCTCTTCATCCAATAATTGCTGCTGACGGATGATTGAGTTTGCTGCGTTGAGTTCGCGCTCCAGTCTTCGGCATAGCATACCGAGGTCGCCTACGGTGTGAGGAGTTCTGTCTGAGATGGGCGTGTCGCTCACGGCTTTGCCTCCTTTGTGTGTTGTAATTCACTTTTCCTTTTCATATAAAAAAGAATTGGTATAAACGGCCAAGCTATAAACATAATCGCACCCCCTAAAAGCAGTATCATAGCAAGGACTGGTGTTGTAAAAAAACCACCCAACGCGAACCAAACTGGCGTCAATGGATATTTGTTTTGCTCGCTCACGGGTTGGCCTCCTTGGCTTTGTTCCACTTCTCAATCTCCATGTGCCACCCCATAAAGGCGGCAGCAGCGCATAGCGCATCCCCCGCCTCCTCCAACCGCTTGATGTGGTCGTTGGCCGTGTTGAGTTCGCGTTCGATATCACAACCGACACGCCAGATATTGGCAAATCCAGCATCGGGAGCGTCCATTAGGGCTGAGTGCATTCTCGGCGTGTCGCTGATCATTTTCGTGGGGTCAGGAATATGATCGTTCATTTCGATTCCTCCCATTTGCCAATCGTGCGGAGGAATGCCTCTGCTCGTTGCGATGCGGTGGCGAATGCAGGCGTAGACCATCGCTCATTCATTGACTCAAGCGAGTACACATACGATGTAACTTGCTCGCTAGTCATCACCTTCTCCGCTTCGTGCATGGCGTTGAGGTCGAACGGGTAGTTCGGGACATCGACACACACATCGAATTCGCTTGGTGTGCCTTTATGTCGTGTCGTAACTCCCCACACCCTTCCGGAACCTGCATCCACATTCTTCCACCCACACGCTTCTGCGATAGCGATACGTTGTTGTTCTGGTGTCACGGCTTTGCCTCCTTGGCTTTGAGCCAGTTTGATTGGTCTATTATCTTTCGAGCAGCGGCTGCTGGTGAATCCCAGCGTGATTCATTGGAGTTTTCGCATAGCACATCACCTGCCTCCTCCAACCGTTTGATGCGGTCGCGCAGTGTGGCGATCTCAGCATCTCGGCAGCGCACCGATCGTTGCTTGTTGGCATCTGGTCCAGTGCCGCATTCGTAACCCCAGTCGGACCGAGGCGCGGCTTTGCAGAACGGGCAGTTCACGGCTTGGCCTCCTTCCATTTTCCAATCGTGCGCAGGAATGCTTCTGCGCGTTGGCGAGCCGACGCCCTGAATGGTTGAACGGTGTCTGGAACGATTCGGTAGACCTCGCTGCTGTAGGTGTATCGCAAGCAATTCGGGTCTGTGCTCCCTCCATTCGTAGAGTCCAGAAACTGCTCTGCTTCCGCCATCGCATTGAGATCGTTAACGTAATCAGGAATTGTTGAAAGCGGTTGAACGCTATACGGACTATTGGGCGGTATAACAATAAATTTATCTTTTGAAAGAAATCCCCAGCCACACATTCCAGCAATTGCGATATTGATTTCTAGGTCTGTCATGGCTTAGCCTCCTTCCATTTGAACGTAGTTTTCCCATCTACAGACACAACCCATGCGGCATGATTATATTCCACGGCTTCTTTTTTAATGCTGTTCTTGCCAAGATGTACACCGAACAGAAAACATATAAGAATAAAAAACCCAATGAAAAATCCGTAGACTGCTGATTCATAAAACTCTTTCACGGCTTTGCCTCCTTAATAATTAAAAGAATTCCCATATAAATTATCCAAACGGCTCCGATCGGTATCAGCCAAAACAGCCGAAAGATCTGTCCAAA